GTCATCACCTTCAAACACTAGTGGCCCTTCACCACGGGGAGTAATGGTAACCATAGTCCCCGACTCCATTACGTCTGCCTTATTCACAAATGGCTCATTTGCCGTGGGAGAAACTGATGTGCTTTGCATAAACTCTGTAACAAAACGAATAGACTGCTTTCCTGAGAATGCCTCAATGCGAAATAGTCGTGCTTTGTCCACTCCTGTTTGTTCCCATTCATACATATGATGTAGGCGATCAGGGTCTAGTCGTGCTGTGGAGTCAAGGTATTTGTAAAATGCTTCTTTGATAACTTCTGCTAGTTGTCTATTGAATAGCATCTCATTTGCTTCTACTCCCGCCAAAAAACCACGAGAGTATCCAAGTGCCTCTTGCATAGTTTTATTAAACTCAGTCATGTTTACGTTTATCATCTGGGCATACCCCCAAACTCAGGCAGATAAATTGTCTCATCATCACGACGCTCTAACAACAACTTGTAGTATTCAATCTTACCAAATGGATCAATGTAGGGGTCAACACTCATAACATCAAACATGAGGGACGACCCATCTTCATTTGTGTGTAGTGGCTCTCCTGTGTTTTTATCAACGATGCCTGTAATCATAATGTCTGTGAATGGATGGTATTCTCCATAAGTATCTACCCTTGGATCTGAGGGATATTTGAATCTACCGTTGAGACGCTTCTTGTATTCAAACTCTCTGTTTGCTGTTAAGTCTTGTAGGTTTACTGTTCCCATAACATTAAAATAGGAGAACTCTTCTGTTCTATCAAAACGATAAACTTTTTCTGCTTCACCGTAGATGTTTTGCCCTGCCTCCTGCATTACATTTGCATAGTAAGGGACACCGAACTCATCCTGAGTCATAATGGTTTCTCCCATATCGTTAACGGTAGCGTTTGGCGAATCATAATAAGCATACCAAACTTGGCAGTTCATAATGTAAAGCATTCTGTCAAAGGGCGGTCCCAGCATTTACAACACCCCAAGACGGTCAATCGTATTGTCCTTATCTTTCTTGTACTTGTCTAGGATAGCATCAACATAGCGATCCCCTGTTGAGTCATTCGCATTAGATGCTGCTGATGAAAATCGCAACTTAAACTGATCTGTAGAGTATTCTGTAACACCAGGGGGCAGCATTCCTACATTGGGAAATCCACCATTGGGATTCTCTGGATCAAAAAGATCTTTCAACTTGTCTGCCGCTAGTGTAATATCGGAGGGTAGCGTAGAGTATCCACGAGCAACAAGGAAGATGTAGTGAAAGTCCTTGGGAAAGAAAGGACGCTTCCAATGCCAGTTCATTTGACCAAATGAATCAGACTTTCCATTGATGTATTTTACCTGACGAGAGGCAAGCAACTTACGCTCATCATTGATGTATGCGTAGCGATCTGGGCCTGTAAGGTGCTCTGTTGTTCCTGGGTTTTTACCAATGGTAATGGATGTCTTATCCTTAGACATTTCATAAGGATAGTAGTTGTTTGTTACCCTGTTGCCGTCAACATCATATTTAGAGAATACATGTGTGTTATTTTCATACCCTTCCAAAACCTCACGGGTGTATGCACGAACTGGGAAGAAGTCTGTGCCCAATCCCAAATCTTCTAACCAGTCACGCTCATAATAAAAACCACCCGTGATGGAATCAATGAGATAGCGAACAATCTTTTCTAACTGAATGTCGTCTGGATCTTCTAGATCTACCACCCAAAGTGGGCGACGGATGTAAAGATCCTCAATGAAGTCAGTTCGCTCATCATCCCATCCTGTTTGAACAACACCATCCTTACGAATGGTGATAGCGTAATCCTCGTCATACAAAGCAAAAGGATAAACAGGAAGAGAAACATTGATCATGCCTTCTGCGTCAGAACGAATGAAAGCAGCAAACTCTGTTTGATTATTTGCAATCACAACATCGTAGTGCTCATCGGGAATTGCCCCTGGGATTTCAAGCACAAGGGGCAAAGGGGGCTGACGCAGAAGTTCCATTATCGCTTGCCGCCTCGCACAAGTTGTCCTGGCTTAATGCCAGCATCCATTGCTCGCTTTAGTTCATCTTCACTAGCAGGACGCACATCAGGAAGACGAATCCACATTTCAGCCAACTCACGCTTTACAATGTTGTATCCCAAGTCTAACTTTCCTAACTTGGAAGATGAATACTTGCGTGTTGAATAAACGCATACACGATTGTCTGTACGCTTTGGTGTTTGTGGGTCTACCTCTGCGTTCATTACCTTAGCAATGTTTTCTGCCTCTTCTTTGGCTGCCCTTGCTTCTTCAGCAGAGGAGCCAACAACGGCATCCTTGTTTTCAGAATCGCTAACAAAATCTTCTAGAAGTGAGGATGACTCTTGATTGGCAGTTGCCTCTTCTAGGATGGCAACGATGTCTGCCTTCTTTGTTGCACTTTGCAACTTGATACTATTGTCTTTGGCATATGTTCGCAATGCCTTGATAGACATATCATTAAAATTCATAGTTTCTCCTTAACTAATGTTACCTCTATTATACCACAAGATGTGCAAAGGGAGGGGCCGGAGCCCCTCCCTCGTCACAATCAAACAACTAGTTTGATTATGGTGTTGGTGTGATTGGTGTTGCAAGGTAAGAAACTGCGTTGAGTTCCTCCCATGCGACTCCGAAACGCATAAACACGGTGTACTCAATGGTGTCCTTCTTTGCGACATATTCACGGTTGACCGTGATGTCACGCTGAATTCCCCAAATACGGTTCTGTGGGTAAGTTAGTTCCACACGATTTTCTGGGAAGTAAGGAACCTCAAGAACTGGAACACCAAGAACACGAGTGGCCTGTGGACCACCGAACTCCTGCCCTGCTCCACCGAGGTATGCATTTGCATACTCGTATGAGGCAGGCCATGCACCTGTGTTGGTGCCTGTTCCATTCTGCTTTACGATCTGAGCAAAGGTATCGCTACCTGCGTAGAAACGTAGGCCATTCTTGATTGCACGGTACTTGCGTGGCATTGCTAGGATGATCTCCTGCATTACGCCTGGGCTAAAGTCGGGTCCACAATGTCCACCTGGGCATGGTGATGGATTTGTTCCATCATACTCAGTTGATCCTCGACCGTCATTTACAAAGCGATCCCATGTTCCCTGGTCGTTACCAGCAGTAACGTTTGCTCCTGCTGTGGGCTTCCAGGTATCGCTAGCCTGTGCGTACTGACGTAGTTCGCCAGCAGCATTTGGTGTGGCGAATACAGGTGGGACAGCGGCGTGTGAGCCTTCGTCAACCTGTACACAGAAACCATCCATGATGGCTAGGAAGTTGTTGTCGATTGGGTCACCTACACCAGTAGTGACGCTCATGTCATAGGTGATCTTCTAGTGCTGCACCTTCGATGTTATCTTCAAGTGCCTCAGTTGAGACCTCCCAGTCTAGACGCAACTTCTTGGTAGAAAGGTCCACCTTAGAGAAAGTTGCACCAGCGTTCTTGTAAGTGCCGTCAGCCTGTGCTGCTGCACGAACAACTCGCTCGCCAACATTAACCTTCTCAAGTTCCATTGTGTTTGCACGCATGGTAATGCGACGACCGTCCTTTGCTAGAACGGTAGCGTCCCAAACGTAATCAATGAATGACTTTGACTGCTCTGGGTTTAGGATACCGCCACCCATTTGGCCTGATGGATCAATAGCCAACTTGGGATCGTCGGAACCTAGGAACAGGTCGTCGGACTGACCGAGGTTGCCATAGTTCTGAGCATTACCATCGTTCATTCGCCCTACGCCGCCTGATGCGTGAACACCAGATGCGTGACCGTGCCAAGCATCTCCTGGGACTGCTGGAACACCGCTGTCGGTTGCTCCACCGCCTACGGGTGCCTGCTGACCGTCTGCTGAAGGAGTTCCTTCCCAAACAGTTGTCTTTTCAACAGTATTTTCTTCTGTCTTGTTTTCGTCTGACATAATTCTTTTCACCTCCGTAATTTTTCCTTGTTATTAGAATAGGTCGGACTTCTTGAGGAAACGTCCACCCCATAGTGATTTCTCAACCATTTCTGGCTGATCCTGCATGACTTCTCCATAGTCAGCAGACTTACGGAAAGCAGTTTCTTTTTCTACTGCATCAACACGCTTTCCAAACTCTTGATCGTTTGTCTTAAGTGAAGTTAGGTCGCTATTAAGTGTAGCGACTGCCTTGGAGATTTCACCTACCTGACTGTAAACCTTTGTTACAGCATCGGCAAGAGACTTAATCTCAGCAATTTGAGCAGTCATTCCTGCTACTGCTGTTGCTAGTGCCTCAATTTTCATCTCTACCGTTTCGATTTTGTCTTCAGTAATTTCCTCTGTTACCTCTGCAACGGTTTCCTCTACCTCTGCCTTTACCTCTTCAACAGTCTCTTCAATGGCCTCAACAGCCTCTTCAACTGCTTCAGGAGTCTCAGGAGTGGCTTCTTCTGTGTTTTCAGACATGTCTTCTACCTCCTTATTTTTCCTGACTGTGGTTAGAATGCCCTTAATCATCTGTGCCTTGTCGGGGTCGTTAGACTCAACAAAACCGATGTTTTCCATTGATCCGCTGCAACGTGGGCAGTCGGTCTTTACTGTTGAAGAAAGTTGAACAACGTCATCATGCCCACAATAATAGACATTTTCAATAAGTGCCTTTGCAAGCATACCAGTCATTTCACCATTCTTTTGAATAGATAAAACATTTGCAAACTGATTCGCAGGTACATCTACCAAAGACAATTCAGTTAGTGAAAAGTCTTTGATAACACGAATGCTCTTTTCTAGTTCAGCATCGTAGATGGTGTCGTCTTCATTAATTTCTCCACCAATGGAAAATCCTGTGAGGGTTCCATCAAGCACCTTTTCCCAGGTGTCTTGTGCTCCCTTGGAAATGTATGCTGAAACATACACTCCGTTATACATCTTACTAGTTTCTGGATCAAAGTATGTATCTTCTTCAAAGGATACCATCTTGCCTACTGCTTTTTTATGATCGTGCTGCTCTCTAATGTTACCCGCAAAATTTTTGAAGGCATTAATGGAGGCATCCTTTGTTACAATATCATCTTGCTTGTCTACATTGTCTAGAGAAGCAAAACCAGAAACAACCCGTCTTTCTTCATCAACCTTAGCGATTGGCATTGATATCTTAACGCCACTATTATCTACAGAGAAATTTGCTTTGTTGATAGTCATAGTAGTGTTATTATACCACCCTTTTTGTTACAATATTGTAATTTTTCAATGCCGTTGAAATTTTCAATACTAGGAGGTTTTTGCTCCTTCACCTTTGGGTGCCCTACCATCAATGGTTGCTGCTCCATCGCTTTGTTGATTGGTTCTTTCACGCTGCCGTTCGCTATCACCAGAGGCATTTTGACGTTGATTTGCCTGTGTTTTGGGAGAAAGATCAACCATTTTGTCGCCGCCCTTGTGCTGTGGAAGCCCCAAAACATCACGCACCTCATTTGGAGTCATTGCTTTATTACGAAGGTAGCGTTCGTGAATTTGAGACATTGCTACTTCATCTGTTAGAGTTGCTTCCTTAAACACTAGTTTAATAACATCTGTCTTTTCACGAGTGATGTTGGAGATGATTTTTTGTAGATGCCTCTGAACTGGGCGTGTTACTTGTTCCTTGAATGTGCGATCCTGTGATAGGGCAGCAGCAATAGCAGAGGAATCAACACCA